TCAGGGGCACGCCACGACGGGCCATCCCTGGCCCATCGTGGCTCTCGCGACATCCATGTCGCTCAACCCCTGAAACTGCGCTTCAACGAGGCCTCCTGAAAGGGGCAGTCCGGAGTGCGCTGATGCTTCTCTGGAAGTCTTCAGAGCCAAAGCTAATTGTAAGCGCGCGCCGTTTTTGGCACTACCTCGCGCGATACTTGGCATTCCCCGCGTCCAGCTTTGCGCCCGGCATTTCGCGGGAAGCTTGGCACCGCGCTCACGCCTGGGCGATAAGCGCGTTGCCTGATCATCGACCAGGAGCTGGCCGTCGACCACCAGGGCGTTGTCGGGCATCGCTTCGCCCCCTTGTTCCAGCACCGTCACGCGGCTAGCCAGGTCGGCCACGCTGGCCAGCAACGCCTCCAGATGGCCGGCTGTCACTGACGCATACACGAACGAATCTACGGGCCAGGGCTGGTCTCCTGTGCCTTGCTGGCCGCGTTCCAGCACAGCGGCCCCATCCGCGAACGTGACCCGCACCACCTCGAAAGCCTGCTGCTCCATCGGATCAAGCGAGCCCGTGATGGTGAGCAGGTACTCGCCGCCCTGGCTGGGACCAAGCCGGGCCAGGGCGGCTGGTGGGATCGGCAGCCCGGCCGCGCCCACCAGTAGCGGGCCGGTCAACTGGGTGAGAAAGCAGTTAATGAAGCGCATGTGTCACCTCAGAACGGCCATTCGCCGAGGGGATAGAGGGACAGGAACTGGCCGGAAACCACCACTCGATACATGGCCTCACCATTCCAGGCTTCCAGGCGCAGCGCGCCGTCTGCAAACGAGTGCGTTACAAGCGTCGATTCTCCAGCCACCCACCCGTCACTGAGCACGATGCCAAGCCCTCGAATTAGGAGGTGCCTGCCGTCGGGAGCCATGTTGACGCCACCCAGCAGCAGGTCGAATGCGCACGTATCCGGCACCTCCAGAATGGCCTCCTCTGGAATGCGGTTGAACGAGGCTTGAGCCATCGGCTCGCCGGCATACTGGCGTACTCCATCAGAGCTGATCTCCAGCAGTACACCGCCGCCGCCGCCACCCCCGCTCGTGGTTCCGGTGGCCAGCGGCTCGCCCCAGTCCGCAGCGGACTCCCGGCCCGTAGCGATGTAGGTCTTGCGGCCGGTGGTATCGATGTAATGCGCGCCTACCGCAGGCGGCGCCATCGTGGGGGCGCCTTCGCCTTTGATGAGGTGTTCAATGGTTGCCATGGTGGCTCTCCTTTACGGGGTGTTGTCGGACTAAACCCAGCCGAAGCCGGCCACGTCCAGACGGTGGCGGCAGACTTCGTGGGTGATGGGGTTCCAGGCGGCCTTGTTCGCCTGCTCGACATAGACGGACCGCCAGGCCAGGTTTTCGTACACGCCTGGCCGAGGCGGGGTATCGGGAACAGTGAGCGTGACGCCCGGAGAGATGAGGCCGGACGGTGACACCAGCTGTCCGTACTGGACCTGATACGGGCCACGCTTTGCGGCTTTGTTGAGCCGCTCTAGCTGCCCAAGCGTGACCAGCTTGTTGCTGCAGAACAGCACACTGTGATCGAGCGTACTCATCTGCCAATACCCATTGACCAGGCTGTAGCACGGCGTGTCGTTGGTCAGCTGGTAGCCCCAGCGGAGCGCCCCGCCCAGGATGCCGGGGCTAGATGACGAGGTGGTCTCGAACTCTTCGCCGCCCTGGTAGACCGTGGAAGTCTGGGCGTCGATGGTCTGGGCGGGATCACTGGGGAAGAAGCGCCCGTCCATGGTCGATAAGCGGCGCAGCGTAGTGACCTGCTCGCCGCCGTCCGGCGCGTAGAGCCGGAGGGTGTAGGTGGCGTCTTCCACGCGGCGAGCGCGGAAGTCGATGATGCGACTATCGACGTTGTAGGTCTCCGTCCGCTCGCACTGGCCTGTGGCCGAGGAATACACGTAGGTGTCACGGGTGCGCCACTCGCCGGAGGATGCGTCATTCGTCGTGGACGTGGCCGTTAACACGGCCATGGAGTCGAAGCGCACTTCTTTGACCGCACCGCCTTCGAACCAGGCCGCCGCCAAGGCGCCTTTCTGGCCCCAGGTGGCGGAATCCGTGCCGACATAGGCCTGGAAGAGGCCCGTGGTGTTCTCAACGATAGCGCCCGGCGTCACATACTCCGTCACGCCACACACGGGCTCCGGCTGCACCTCGCTGACCTTCTCTCGTGGCGCAAAGTCGAACGTGGCCAGGCGCATTCCCCCGGAGTACTCATGTACCAGTTCGCCCAACGCCGAGCGCCGGTCGTGCAGGACGGAGACATTGACCGAGGGTGCGGCGAGCGGCCCGGAAATATCGATTCGCAGCAGGCCGGCGAGATTGTGGCCACCATCGTTTGGGAAAGGCAGGTTATAGACCGCCGCGAACGCCGCCAGAGCGCTACGGCCATCCGGAGTGAAGTCGTAGATTCCGGGCGGCCCGATGACTGCCTTTTGAGCGCTGGGGCTTTCAACTCGCGTGGTGAAAACGTCCGGTTGCCCCGCGCCCTGGCCGTAGTCCGCAGGAGGCAGCGTGACCTCTACCGGATCGATGGGGGCAGCCCCGATGATGGTCCGCCTGAAGGTGAATCGCAGCGTAAACTGAGCGCTTCCCGCAGCCTGGCTGGCGTCCAATCGGACCCAGGCCACGCCGTCATCGAGCAGCACCGGCCAGCTGCCAGAGCCCGCCAATCCCGCCATATCAATCCGGCCGTAGACTTGGCCGACGCCAACGCCGCGGTTGCGCAGGATGGCGCGCCCCCACCAGGCCATGCCCTGCTCGATCTCGTCAGGCGTTGCCTCGCGGTCGGGCAAGCCGATATCCCACAGGTACGACCAGTGGCCGCCCTGCATCGAGCTGATGGAAGTACTCGGCGGGGTGTGGGTCTTTCCGTTGGGGAGCTGGATGTAGGAGTCGCCGCTTTGTGGCTCCAGGATGAGGCCATGCCACGGCCAGCCCCAGGTGGCGAGGTTGCGCGGGATCGGCGGCCGGAACTCCATCACAGCGGCTCCTGCTGGTAGATGAAGGCGACGTCATCGCCGTTGGCATCGCGGAGCACGATCTTCTTAATCGGCTGCTCCAGGAAGACAAACAGGCCGTCACTGGTGGGGACGTTGCGGTACTCGTGGTATTCGCGCAGGTCCACATTGACCTCCTGTAGAGGGCCAGCAACGCCGCCACCCGAAGCCGTGGCCTTCGCCTGGTAGTCCGCGCGGCCGCGCTGCGCCGGCAAGGCGCCCTTGGGTGGAATCTCGGACAGACCCTTTTCGGAGCGCGCCGGGGCGACCAGGCTCCGCAGGTCCTGGACGAAGGTGGCACTCGATGCACCGCGTTGATCATTCGCCATGGCTACAGCTCCAGGAGGTCATTAGGAATGCCGACCTCGAAGGTCGCCTGCAGGTCGACCTTTCGCTCATCGCGCAGATCGGCACTGATCTCCGAGGCGGTGATGGTCATCCGGCGCGGAAACTCTTCCAGGCTGGGGTTGATGTCGTCGTCGCGGTCGTCGTAGTTGCCCGCGAAGCCGTCCAGTTCGTCGTTGTAGAGAGGGCTCTCATTTCGCATACCGAGCTGGGTCGCCAGTGCCGGGTGGCCCACGCTGCCAGAGACTGCATCGACGACGGGCTTTGGTGGCGGAATCAACGGAGTCGACACGCCACCGCCTTGCATCGACGCGATGGTCAGCGTGGTGATGGCGGTGCCGGCGTCGAAGTCCATCTCATCCATGATCCGCCGCAGCTTGCCGCGTGCGCGCAACTGGTCAGCCAGTTCCAGGGTATTAACCAGATCAGCGCCAATTGCCATGGGAGTCGGTACTTGCCAGCTCACGCTCGTCCCTCGGTGGCCACTGACGACGGACGTGGCGGCGCGGTGCAGGCTGCATTCGAAGGCGGCAGCGCGGCGGGCGTCGTCGCGCAGATCGGTTGCGCCGGCATTGCCGGCCAGCGGCTGGTCTTCTTCCCAGGTCTCGGTGCGCTTGTCCTCAATCTCGAAGGACACGCTCTCCCGGCCGATCACCCGGCGATTCTCGGCACCGTATAACCCCACGGCAGTGCCAATCAAAACGCTACATTGCTCGGTGATCGGCTGGACCCAACGGCGGGCGCCCGACCAATCGGCGTTGAGCAGCAAGTCAGGATAACGGTTGATCCACGGCTGACCGTTGCCGCAGGGGTCGCCGCTGGACGCTGGAACGCGGCCGTAGGCGCTGCCCGGCAAGAGCTTCATGCCCGCGCCCTCGGTCGCCTGCTCGATCATGGCGACGTCGGGCAGATCAGTGGACTCGCTACGCCAGGAGCAAAAGCCCTGGATGCCCTCGTGACCGCCTGCGCCAGGGTGTGCCCAGCCGTAGTGGTCATTACGTTGCCACAGGCGGCTGTAGCGGTAGTCCACGTCCAGCTCGATGCGGTTCGTGGCGTTCTGTGCCTGGGCCAGTTCGACGCTAACGCTTTGATAGAGGGTGCTTCCGGGTTGAAAGATCAGCGTGGGGGCTTTGGCGTACCAGCTGGACACACGGATGACACCGAAGGCGCTCGCATCGAGCGAGGCCGGCAGCGTGCTCAGACGCTCACCGGCATACTCCCAGCGGCTGCGCCCTTCGACCGCCTCGAATACATCCGCCGACCAGTACCCACCCACCAGGGTATCGATAGCGGCAACGTCCATGGCTTCGACTCGCTGCTGGAGGTTGTCGCTGCAGGTGATCTCCATGACCCGGTTGACGGCACTCCAGCGCGGCTCGACGACAATGCCGGTGAAGCGGCGCGACTGGGTGGTGACGCCGCCCGTTTCGCTGATGAAGTCGATGGACACTGGCAGGCTCGCCAGGTCGGTCGCCACCTGCAACTCGGGCGGGTAGAACAGGGAGAAGGTGGACACCGCTGCCGCACCTTCTTCCCGGTCAATCTGCATACGACCCGTAAGCCGTGCCGCCACCTGGATGCCGTCGACCAGGACGGAGACGGACCAGCGATAGGCATAGCCCGAGGTCGGCACCTCGAAGCCTTGCGGCGGCGCTGGTGGCTCGACCGCCACGGGCGCCGAACTGAGCCGCCTGGTGGAGTTGAGCGGGGCGCTGTTGAGCGGGGCACCGTTGAGCATCAGATTTCCTCTGCGCTCAGCGACCAGTCATACAGGCCGGTCCCTTCGTCAAACTCGCTGCTGAGCGGCGAGGCCAGCACTACCAGGCGCGGCAGCCAGTGGATGCGGTAGGCGGTTGCGCCGGCCACGGCCTGCAGCTCGGCGCCGTCGCCCTGCATCTGCACCAGGACATCGATCCACTGATCACGCACCAGCGCCCATCCCCACGGTGTGACGTCAGGTCGACGCTGTGCCGCAGGAGGCAGCGAGAATTGCCGGGCGGTGCCAATCATTGCGCGAGGCTTCACGCACAGCAGCTCCAGCGGCTGGGCGTAGTCCAGGGCGTCCAGGGCTGGATCAAGGTAGCCAGTGCCGCTGACGGTGGTCGCCGTGCGGCTCCAGTTGGTCATCTTGATGCCCGTGCCGCCTGACAGCCGCAGCACGCTACTGCCGCCGATGGGCTCATAACGCTGGCGAATCGGGCCGACTCCGGCATGCTGGATAATAGAGACGCCGCCGAGCACCAGGGGCGTGGGTGCGTTATCCATTCGGACCTCCAAACTTGATGCTCGCCCGGCGCATGTCACGCTCGAAGCGCTGGGCCTCGGCCGGTGCCGCCTGCATGGCGTAGGAACCGCCCCAGGGCATGGACAGATTCAACGGCTGGCGCTCGCCCACCTGGTCGAGCTGCGGCAATTGCGGGATGTATGGCACCAGGTCAGCGCGGCCAGGCAGTTCGCCCGTGCGGTTCATGTGCTCCAGGTTCATTGCCCCGAGGCGTTGGGCGGCTCGGGCCTGCAGCATGTACTCCCCGCGCGAGGCGTTCACTCGGATGCTGTCGCTGGTGTTGCTGCCAGGGCCGTCGATCCAGCCACCAGCCGCGCGATTGACACCGCCGTCCAGGTCCTTGAATACCTTGGTCGCATCCTTCTCGCTGCTGGCGACGTTCGGGTCAGCGCCGACGTAGTTGATCGGGATAACCATGTACGCCTTGAGGCGCTCGGCCAGGGCCAGGGCCTGACTCTCCAGCGCCTGAATGCTCTGCTCATCACCCGTGAATTCGATGTTCACGCGCTTCATCGCCTCGGCCTTGGCGATAATTTCGTCCATGTCGGCCTTGATGACTGCGAGCCTGGCCTTCTCGTTGCCTTCGATGTTTGTCGCAGCCTTGTTGGCGATGGTCCCCAGCTCGTCGGCGATGCCCTCCAGTCCATAGCCATTCTCGCCCGCATCCTTGAGTTCGCGCAGGACCTTCGCCGCCTCCCGCGCCTGCCGTAGGGCGCCCTCGTTATCGCCTTTCTGCAGCGATTGGCGGGCCTTCGACTGAAGCGCGTAGACATCGCCAAGCGAGGCTTGCCCGGCCGGGGCAGTACGCATGTCCTTGGCAAGGTCAGCAAACTCTTTGGCCACCGTTTCGCGCTGTTTCTTCGCGCTTTCCAGGCGCTTGTTGGCCGCCTCGTACATGCGCATTTCAGTTGCCAGCGCGGTTTGGAGCTTGGCCAGGTTGTCGGTCCTGATCTTGTTCATGTTGTCGGTGTGGCGTTTCTCGCTCGCTTCCTGGGCTTCGGCTGCGGCGGCCTGGTCAGCTGTCATCTGCTGCAACGCCTCGCGGTACTCGCGTGCGCGCTTCGCGGCTGCCAGGGCCTCATTGCTCACTGGCGCCGTGGGACCGTCGCGCTTCATGTCGTTGCGACTGGTCAACTCGGCTTGCTTGCGGTAGTGCTCTTCTGCCAGGCGCAGCGATTCGGCGTAGGCCTTGCGCTGTTCGTCATTCATCCGAGCCAGCGCCTCGGCCGGCTGGATCACCACGTCGGCGTACTTGGTCGTCGCCGTGATCGTGTCGTTGAGGGCTTTCTCGTAGTCCTGCTGACTCTTGGTGAGTTCCTGGTTCTGCTTGTACAGGTCATACAGCTGCATGAGGTTGTTGCCCGTCCAGGCAACCACGCCTAGGGCGAGCGACCCCTTAGCCAGGGAAGCCCAGCCCGCGACTGTCTTCAGCGAGGCAACCAGGGTGCCGAGTTGACCGACCAGGGAGCTGATGCCGGGACCCGCACCAGGCAGGGACGTCAGGGCCGCCTTGAGCATTAGCGCGGGCTCTTTCATCGCAACCATGATCTTGGCGCCAGCGAACAACGCAACGCCCAGTCCAGCGATGGACGCAATGGTTACTTGTACTGGCTCTGGAAGCTCCGAGAAGAACTTCAGAATCTTGGCAGCGCCGTCGAGCAAAGGAGAAAACGCCTCGGCCACCTCGCCAAGCTGAAGCTTGAACTCCCGCCAAGAGGCATTGAAGCGATCCAGCTCAGCCTGTGGTGTGTCGGACATCTTGGCGTAAGCCGCCTCCATGGAGCCGCTGGCCGCGCCCATGGCCGTAACTTCAGTGCGCATCTCTTTGATGTACTGGGTGAGACTCAGCACAGCGGTGCGTGCCTCGACATCCGGGATGATCTGGCGCATCGCATCAAGGCCGAGCTTCCTGGAGGCAATGTCTTCCAGGGTGGCGGTAAGCCCCTTCCAGGAGATGCCCATCTCGGCCATCTTCTTCTGCGCATCTGGCGTCGGCGCGGCCAGGGCGTTGATGGCGCCCTTCAATGCGGTGGTGGCCTGCGGCGTCTTGATGCCCGCGATGGTCATCCGAGCGATAGCCGCCGCAACCTCATCGAAGCCAACGCCAGCGGCTTTTGCCGTGGGCAGCACGTCACCAATGAACTGGGCCAGCTCGGGGAAGGTGGTCACGCCATCCTTGACCGCCAGAAACATTTGGTCGTAGCGGAGCCCAAGGTTCTCGATGCCCTCACCGTAGGCGTTGACGATGGCCAGACCACCCGCCGCAGCAGTGCCGGTCTCGGTCATCCCCGCGATGGCCGCCTTGATCGAAAGCTCCAGGACCTTGATGCCGTTATCCTCGGAGACGCCAGACGACAGGATGTCGTTGAGAGCCTCGGCCGACTCGGTGGCATCGCGACCATAGGCGACAGCCAGATCCCGCACGTCCTTGGACATTTCCTTGAGCTGGGGGCGCGTCAGGTTGGTAATGGAATCGACCGCCGCCATTGCCTGGGCAAACTTCGCGTAGAACTCCAGGAGCTGCTTTCCGCCATAGATCAAGGCACCCAGACCAGCCACAGCCAGGCCGGCTTCAATCTGCACCTGGCGCAGCGAACCTGCCCAGCCAGTAGTCTGCTGGGTCAGCTGTTCGGTTCGTTGCTGCAGGTTGATCTGCGCTTGGGCCAGCTCAACCGTAGATAGTTGCCCGTCGCGCTGAAGGAGAGCGTACTGCTGCCGGAGTTTCTCAATCTCGGCACGCACCTCCCGATGGGGGCGCACCCCGAGGGCCTGCCGTGCGCCAGCAATCCGCGCCTGCTGGTCGGCCGCAGCGCTGGCTTGTGCCAAATCTTCCGAGAGGCGTTTCTGCTCGTTGCTCAGATAGTTGGTGTCAACGCCTGCAGACTTGAGCGAGGCGGACAGCTGAGCGAGCTGCGACTTTTGACCGCTGATCGCTTGCTCAAGCGTCTTGGCCTCTGTCGTCGCTGCTCGATAGGCCATCTGCTGGGCCTTGGTGGGCTTCTCGGACGCGATCAGTTCGTTAGCCAGATCACGCACGCGATCCCGAACGTCGTTGAGCTGCTTGCTGTTCTCGACTAGGCTCGCCTGTAAATCGCGCACGGACGCGATCTGATTCAGTGGGCGCTGCAGCTGCTCCACCAGGGCCGAGTAACCAGCCTTGAACTGCTGCAGTTCATTGCGGCCCTGACTGGCATCGACACTTACTGAGAGACGGACATCAGTCATGAAGGCTATCTACCTGTTAATAGCGTTGGTTCTTGCATTCACTTTCTTTTCTAGGCAGATCGCAGAGTTCACAGGAGGCTTGGTTGTTGTCCTTCTGTTCGTGCTGCTGCTCGTCACTCTGTTTAAGCCGTTACTCTCTGCCTCGGCCGGGAAGGCGAAGAAGGAGGACTAGCTGCCCGCCTTCATCCGCTCTGCCGCTTCAATCGCCTCGTCGACCGCTGACTGCCACGTACCCCAGGGGTAATCCCATACCCCCGTATGGCCCTGGCGAATCAGGGCACTAGCGTTTCTTTCGAGTCTTCGGAGAGCTTCCCGAGGACTTGTCTCCCCACCTCCACGATTCGCTCGCGCAGGACGAAAAAATCCGTGTTCACCTCGCGGGTCGCTTCGAACACTTTGCGCAGTTGGCTGGGCGCCAGGTCGTCCAACTGATCGACATCGAGGTCAGTCATCAGGGCCAGCTCGGTGAGGCTGATTTCCGGCAGGAGCGCGCTGCTGATCACGTCGCTGCTGTCGCCCTCGGCCATCATCTTGAGAAGGTGGCGAATCTCACCCACCGTCAGCTCGCGCACTTCCACGCTGATCTCGCCCAGGGGAATGGTCTTGGTCAGAGCCATGTTCATCTTCGGGAACTCCAGGAGCCGGCCCCTCGCGGGGCCGGAAGGGTGGAAGGCTTACAGCCAGTCGATGCGGTAGAAGGGCGACTCGCCGACCGGGCGGGAGGTGTCGGCCAGCACTTCGCCTTTGGAGAGCAGCTTGCCGGGGTTCTCCGCGTCGATCAGTGCCAGCTCTTCCGCAGGCGGTGCCTTCCAGCGCCAGATGGTCACGACCACCGGGCGGCCGCTGTCGGCTTCGTTGAGGCCGTCCAGGACCAGCTTGTACTCGGCGCCGGCTTCCACGATGGGCTCGATGCGGATCGCCTTGGTGCTGGTGTAGGCGATGGTTGCCGGGGTCGGCTCGGTGATCGCGGTGCTGTCTTCCTTGACGCGGAAGCCAGCGGCCGACACCTCGACCTCGGTGTTCGGCACCGGGGTGCTGCCCTGGGTCTTGGTGATGACCAGGCTCTTGGGACCAGGGAAGTCAGTCACCACCAGGCTGCCCGGAATCAGGACGACCGCCTCGCCAGTGACAGTCTCCGGCTCCAGCTCGATGACCTTGCCCTGAGTGACCATGGCCTGGTTCTCTTCGGACCACTCCTGCATCTGCACGGTCAGGTCGACACCCTCAGGGGTATCGAGCTTGGCCAGGTTGCCGCCACCCACGCGGCGATGCTGTTTCCAGGTGATCGAGCTAGTGCGGTGCGCGATCTTGAATTGCTCGACGTCGCCCAGATCGCGCATCGGTGCGTTCTCGATGCCCAGGCGCTGCGCAGAGACGATGCCAATGCCCTTGAATACCTTGACTCCTGCCATGGGTTACTCCCCCTTCACTCGTTCGCCGACCTTGAAGTGCTCTTCGATCAGCTTTGCGTCGGCCTCGGTCACGGTGATAACCGCGTCCTTGGGGTGCTTGGTGCCGGCATGACGGTGCCCATTGTCGTGGGTGATCTTCACCTTCACGTCGGCCGGTTTGGTTTCCCCTGCCGAGGCGGGGGCCTTTTCTACTTTCATGTGTCCTCCTATCGGACTCGGGGGTGTTGAAACTTCACCGGCCAGGCCAGCACCCAGGCGGCGCAGTTGCGACCTTCCAGCGCGGCGTTGTAGAGGTTCGCTGCACGCACATCCTTGGCGTCGATGCTGTCCATCAGTTCCAGGTCGTGCTTGGTTCCAGGGAGTGCCGCCTGCAACGGAGCCAGCAGACGCAGCACGTTGCCGGCCCGGCTCCCGGCCTTGCCCAGGTCGCCGGCCAGGCCGACGACTACCACCAGGGCGGTGGCCACCAGCTTCCCTTGGCCATTCAGGGTGAACTTGAGCCCCTCCAGGGCAATGCGGCAGGCCATCGTCCGCGTGGCGTAACGCTCCAGCTCAGCCGGCACGAAACGCCCACCGTGCAGTTGCGTTTCAACCTTCAGGTCGCTGGCCACGAACGCCTGCTCTGCCCAGGCCTTGATGCCGTCCAGCACCTGGTCGGCTGTTAACTCACTCATCTGCCAGCTCCTCCAGGTAGTCCTCGATCAGGCCGATCACGTCGTCCAGGTCCACGCCTTCCAGGCCGAGGTATTCCCTTTGCGGAATGCCGCGATCCTCATCGCCGTACTGGTGGGTGGCGGCATAGACCAGGGGGCTGCCCACCAGAACGCTGTCGCCCATGGTCTGAAACGTCATGCTGTTGAGCAGGTGGTTCTCACCCTGCAGAAGGCTCTGCCCGCTGTGCCGCGTTTCGGCGTACTCAGCGGACCACTCCGGCCAGGCCTGGCCAGTTGGGCTGGCCTTGTCCACGGCGATCCGGCGCTGGGTCTGGCTGACAACCTCGGCGCCGATGCCCTCCAGGAGCGGCAGCAGGTCCAGTGCGGCCAGGCGGTCAATCCGCCGCGCGAGGCGCTTGTCTTCCAGGAGGTTGACGCTGATCGCGGCGCCGCTCACAGCAGCTTCCCGAAGCGCTTGGGCTCGGCCTCGAAGTAGGCAAAGCCGCTGCTTTCCTGGTCAGGCGGCGTGGCCAGGCCAAGCGAGGCCTTGCCCTCGGCAACCCGGCGCAGGTAGCCCACCGCGTCCTCGTAGCGCTTGCGCTTCTCTTCAGTGCTGCTGGCACCGTCTGACGACAGCCGATACATGGCGATGTCGCAGCACGGCTGAATAAGGGTGGCCGGCTGCTCCGCCAGCGGTAGCCGGTGCAGCACGCCCACATAAGCGTCGATTTCGGCGCTGGCACCGGCCAGCGCCTCATCGACCACATCGTCATCGAGCACGCCGTCCTGGTCGTCATCAGCGACGACCAGGAGGGCATCCATGCCCCAGCGTTTGATCAGCTCTTCGCGGGTGGCATAGGGCATGATCGTTACTCCTGACCGCCTTCGCTGCCTTCACCTTCCGCAGGTTTCGCGGAAGAGTTGGCATCGTCGGCTGACTGCCCTTCCTGGGCAGCCTCAGTGCCTTCCTTGGCGGGCGCTTTGGCACCGCCCTTACCGCGCGCACTAACCTTGGCGCTCCCTTTTTTGGCGGCTGCCTTCTGCGGAGCTTTCACCTGCGCTTTCGCCGGCTTCTGCGGTGCAGCTGCAGGAGCTGGTGCAGGTTCAGCTGCAGGCACCGGAGCCGGCTCAGGCGAGACACCAGCCGGGGCTGCCCCAAGGCCACCAGACGGCTCTTGGATGCTTTCCAGATCGCCATCCACCAAAGTGACGGTCAGCACCGGGTCGGCCTGGAGTCGCTCCAGCTCGTCCTCGGTGAATCGGTCGGCCGGGTGGTCGGTGACTTGTCTGGGGTGGGCGACGCCACAGCGCCGGTAGCCGTCCCGAGCAGACTTGATGCGCACGATCATGGCGACGCCCCCTTAGGCCAGCTCGTTGCATACGAACAGCTCGGCAGTGCCGGCCCATTCGTTGCCGCTGTTCTCGTCCTTGATCAGCAGTTTCCGGGCTGCAGCTTCCAGCTGCGGCGGCACCACCAGGAGGCCGGGGGTAATGTTCAGCGGGCGACCGCCGTCGGCCTTGAACTGGCCCATGGCTGCACGGGCTTTGCCGTAGAACTCGCCGGTCAGCGGTTGCTGGCTGGCGTAGGCCATCTGCCAGAAGCCGAAACCTGCGTTGCAGCGATAGCGGATGCCATGCACGAACTCATCGTGATCGAAGACGTGCTCGCTGTTCTCCGGGTTGGTCTTGCTGGTCAGCTCAGGCTTGGTGCGTTCCTGGAAGATGATCGGCTTGATCGCGCGGCTGACGTCCAGGAGATACCAGGTCGGTCCAGGATTCGCGCCGGGAATGTCGACGTTGCTGACAGAGGTCGCCACCCCGGTGCCGTCCACTTCCGGGTACACCGGGTGATCGGTGTCAAAGAAGTTTTGGCCGTCGTAGCACGCCGAGGTCATGCCGGCCTTGAGCGCGGCGAACACCAGCGCGTCGGGGTGATAAGCAGCAGCACGAGCCATCTCGGTGAACATCGGCATGTAGATGCCGGCCTGGTCGTCCTCGACCGCAGTGCGCAGGATCGACACCGTGCTTTCGAACAGCTTGTTGGCGACCTCGTAGCCTTCAGCCGTCATGGCCTTGACTACGCGAGCACCTACCCACTCCTTCAGCATGGGGAACTGACCCAGCCAGGCGTAGAGGTTCGAAGCGCTTACGCTGGGGACCAGCGTGGCAACTTGCTGCCACTTGGCCTTGGTCTGGTTGTCGCTGAGCGCCCGCTGGTATTCAGCGCGATAGCCCTTGAACAGTGCGGCCAATACGGCCGGCGTGACGGTAGTCGCCATGGTTACTTCACCCCCTTGGTGTTTTCGATGTACTGCTCATCGGTCCAGCCGAAAGCCTTGGCGGCCGCCTGCTCTTCCGCGTTGAGCGCCTTCTTCTCGCCCTGGTGCTCGCCATTGGGCGTGACCGGATCGGTTACGGAAGGCGCGTTCTTCACGAACTCGCGGAAGCGCTCCAGGCCGCCTTCCTCCTGGCAGGCCGCCAGGTGGTAGTCCTTGGTTGCCGGGGTGATCTTCCCGATCTTGAGGGCGCCTTCGATCTCGGCGTTGATGGCGAGGGTCAGCTGGCTTTTCTGGTGTTGCTGCAGCTGGTTCTCGGCGTTGAGGGCTCGCTGTTCCAGGGTGTTGTAGTCCTGGCGCGGGACGTAAAGGGCCAGGGACGGCGCCTTCTCGCTGTTGGCAGCGGTCTGCAGGGCGACTTTCTTGTCTTCCAGCAGCTTGTTGATGGCTGCCACGGCTTCCTCTTCCGTGGCGGTTTCGGGCAAGCCAAGGGCCGCCAGGATGGCTGCAAGCGCCATATCGGATTCCTCCGGTTGTTGTGAAAGGAAAGTGGCCTGCTCGGAGTTGAGGGCCTTGGTAAGCAGGTTCGGTTTGTTGACCAGGGCGAAACTGCTGAAGCGGGCGATGCGCCCGGTGCGCTCGTCGAAGGCGAACACCGGGGAGATGTAGCGGTATTCACGCGACTCGATGGCGTTGCGGGCCTTCTGAGTCCACTCCACGCGGGCCTCCACTGCGCCGCGTTCGTTGACGCGGTACTCACGCGCCCAGCCGGAGGCCTCGGCCTTTTCACCCTTGGGGGCTTTCAGCTCAGTGGCGTGCTCGTAATCAAACGGCAGGTCGACGCCCTGGGTATGGGCGACCGTTTCGTTGATGACCTGGTTGGCGTCGTAGGACCATTGGCGGCCGTCGCGGCCGCCAATGGTTGGTCCTGGTGGAAGGACCTCGACCCACTCGGGCACGGTTGTACCCAGCTCGAAACAGAGCGCGGTGGCGAGGGCGTTGTAGAGTGAGGGTCTCGTTTTCATGCCGCCATATTGGGCGGCATGAGGGGAGGAAATTTAGAGGAAGGGGTTCAGCAGAACTGCAGGACGGATAGCGGGGCTTGGTTGCACCAGGTGCAGGGGGAAGTCAGAATGGCGGCCCCCAGTTTTTGGGGGTCCGCATCAAGGCCCTCCGGCCCCAGCACTCCCCCCTGTCAATCTTCTGTGGTGCGCGCGTTTGACCCCCGTCCTATGACTTCCGGCCGGCATCGAGTGATGCCGGCCGGGGGATCAGCCTTCCGCTCGATCCTGGCAGATGGTCTCCTGCAGGTTGGCCAGCACCAGACCGATACGCAGACTTCAGACCCTTCGCTGAAGTTCCGCCAGCTGGGCCTGGCTGAGTTCCAGGTTCGCGTGCTTGATATCAGAGCTGATGCGAAACTCTTCCGACTCGGCGACCACCCACTTATGCTCAGAGGCGGGCACCAGGCCAATGAATCGCAGCCCCTTCCGAACACCCGCCCTCATCGCAACAATCCACCCGCTAGCCTTAACTCTGCTCATCGCGTAACCCTCGCTCTACCGTTAGACCGCCGTTAGATTTGCGCAGGACGCGCAAACCCCTTCCCCCGAGTACATCCGCCGCGCCTCATTCCTGATCGTCGCGCCTGCGCGATTTCTGAGGCCGTTTCGGTTTCGCCAAGACGGTGGACGTCTTTTCCTTCTCTTCCAGGAGCTGCTCGGCTTGCTTCAACCGGGGTACTGCGCCTGGGTTGTAGGCCCAGCCAGGCTCGATCCCCTCGGGCACCTGGAGCACCTGGCCGGTGCGCTGGTTGATGAACTCCAGGAGCTTGCCGGTGGGCGCCTCGGTGATGTACTTGCCACTCACCTGCAGGCGCTCGGCCTCTCGTCGGCTGACCTGGCGTACCCAGCACTTGCAGCCCCAGCCGTTGGGCGGGAAGTGGGTCTGCCAGAACGGATCGTCTGCAGGCAGCAGGATGCCGGCCCAGCCCAGGTGCTCCGCTCGGTGGTGCCGGCTCGGGCCGAGCTGGTACAGGAGGAAGGGCTGAGTCTTCTTCGTGCGCTGGATGCGGTCCCACTGGCCCGCCGCGTTGGCGGTGCGCAGGTTGGTGTCGTAGATGACCCGGAGCCGGCGCGGGCTGCCCAGCTGGACCTCGCGGGTCTGGCCGGTCAGCGGATCGAGCATGTCGGCCTTGCCCCACCAGCCTTGCTTGACCAGGAGCGGCTGCAGCTCGCGGCGGAAGGTGTTGAAGTCCTGGCCGTCCAGGACCATCTCGTCCACGGCGGCGCGGATCGCCTCCAGGATGTCCAGCTTCATGGCCTTGGCCACCGTGAAGATGGTGGCGTGTTCTTCCTGGAACACGTCGCGATGGTCAAAGCCGGGCTTAACGCCCTTGGCGCGCAGCCAATCTAGCGCTTCCTTTGGCACTGGAACTTGGGGTTGATCCGTCGTCAAAGCGCGTCCCTCACATCGCCCAGGGCGCGAGCCTTGAAGCTTGCGGAGGCCAGCGCCTCGATCAGCGCAGCAGGGTCCATCTCATCGAGCAGCCCCGCGAGCCCAGCCTTGAACTCGTCGAAGTCCTTCGCCTTGTCGGCCAGCGCCTGGATGGGATCGAGCACCGGTCGCATCAGCGGCACCCAGTCGCTCAGGTCGTCGTCGGCCAGTTGGTCCAGCTCGTCGCGCTGCAGCTGCTCGGCGTTCAGGGCCAGACGTTGCCTGCTGCAGCCGCGACAGCTGCAGGTCTGCTCATGGTTCAGGGCTTGCGGCATCAGTTGGTCATTGATTGGGCGCAGTACTTCGGCCCCTTTCTCTGGCGCGGCCAAGCCGAACTTGTCCAGGATCGCGGCGGAGTCAACGCGCAGGCCACGGTCGATGAACGGGCCGAGCGCATCAGCCAGCACCTTTAGGTCCTCGGGCTCCGTTACCTGGAGAACGACTCGCGGGTAATCCTCTTGCGACCCGTAGTTCAGGTCGACGAACACGCGCACCAAGTCGCGGTTGACCGTGGCAGCCAGCTGCTTGGCGTCGGCCTTGAGAATGTCCTTGCGGACCTCGTTGTGCACGTTCGCCTGGCTCTGGCTGGACCCATCGTCCGTGGTCATGGTCTGGCCTAGGACGGCCTTGCTGATCTGCTTGTCCAGCCACTCGGCCAGCTTCTCGAACAGGTCAGCCCCGCCCGCCGCGTTGGCGATTTCCTGGAATTCGATCTTCATGCCGTCCGGCATCACTGCTGCCGCATCGGCGGCCAGCTGGGCGACGGCCCGGCGCAGCACGGCTATATCGTCCGGCTTTGCACCAGGACCATAACGACCAATCCGCAGCGGAATGCCATACAGCTCTGCAAAGCGCATCCAGTCCTTCTGGCCGAACGCCTTGCACATGAATGCCACCGCCACCAGGCGAGCTACACCGCCGCGAATGGGGAGGCCGGACTTGAGTCGCGGCGTGTGGACCAGCAGACGGTCTGGCGGAAGTTCGGTCAAGGTGCCATCGAGCTGCAGCAGCTGCAGGCGCTCGCCGGTTTCCCGGTCGAACTGGAACCAGCGCGGATCACGGTGCTTGTAGGCTTTGGGCCAGAGCTTGCCCTTTCGGTACTCCCAGAGTGGCTCAACGACCGAATAGCCCTTGCCGATGGCGTCCAGAAGGTCATCGAGCATGTCGCCGAACTGTGGTGCCTCCACCAGCTGGCGAACCGCATCGGCGATTTCTTCGTCACGCGGATTGCTGCTGGCCGCCTCGACTGCAATGGTGAGGCCCGACACTGCGCGCTTCCGCGTGCCAAGGACCGCCGCATAGTGCGGGTCCTTCTCTTCCATTTCCTCGGCGAGGGTCAGGTAGTCGCGGGCGTCACCCTGGGCAGCCGCTTGCAGGATCGCGCGCAGTCGGCCCGGATCGATGCTGGTGGCGATGCTGTCTGTCGACCAGGCCTGGCGCACGCCGGTAACGCTGGCCTGCACCACTTCGTCCAGGATGTTGACCTTCTGAATAGGACGCCCAGCGCTATCAAGAATGGGAGAGTCGGCCATTACAGAACACCTCTAACGCCCCAGCCAGAGGGCTGGTGATCGTCGTCGAATTTGTCGGAGTTGGAGGGGCGCACAGCGTCGTAGCCGTATTGCTCGATCTCCATACGGCTGGCGAAACGCGCCAGGGCGGTGGCAATGCCGGCGTCACCGTGGCGCTTGCCGCCATCGGCCTCGGTACTGCGCAGGTCAGGGATGCGGGCGACCCCTCGGACCATCTTGAAGGCCCGCATGTCGCCGATGAAGTCGCGGTCGCTGGGCAGGTCGTACAGGCTTCCGTCTTCCAGGTCTGCCTTGAGGCCGGGCATGTTGTCCCGATACCAGCCCTCGGTCAGCATGACCTGGCTGATTCGGCTGTGGCCGTAGCGGATCGCGGCCGACTCGGCCAGTTGTTGGCCGTTACCACGGGCATCGTGAGCGCCTGACATGAAGCTCGGCAGGCGGTCGACGATGTAGAACAGAATCTGCTCCTGTTGCTTGAACGGCACACCCCGCAGCTCGACCAGGAACGGTGGTCGCTTGCGGCTGTCCTGCTCCATCACCAGCGGCACAATCACCGAGAGGTCGCCACTGCGGGCGAAGTCCATGCCGTAGAAACTCCAGACGGTGCGGGGCAACTGTGCCAAAAGCGGCGCAAGTTCGCGCTCACACCATGCCCAGCTGTCCGCCAGGCGTAACTGCTCATCCGTAGTGACGTAGCCCACGGGGTAGGCCAGGCGCAACACTGGCACACCGGCTCGGCTGCGCTTCTCCAGGAGCGACAGCGAAAGGTAGGTGCCGCCACCTTGGCTGGGGATGCAATCCAGTTCTCGTTGGCCGCGTCGCCGTAGAAGCCGTAAACGTCCGCGACCCACTCGGCTTCATTGGCCGCATCGTAGGGGATGCCCTTGCGCAGGCACACCCGCTTGTACAAGCCATCCTCAACCGCTTCACGGAAGGTGCAGCGGAACAACTCGCCCTTGCGCTTGCCCGAGCGAATCTCGTCGATCAGCTCGTTGAATGGGTTATCCGTGCCGTTGTGGGTGCTGATGACGTGGACCTCGCCGCCCCAGATCAGCAAGGCCAAGGCAGCCTTGAGCAGCTCAGCGAGGTCGGGGTGGAAGGCGGCCTCATCGATCACCACAACGCCCTGGCGGCCCCGCAGGTTGGACGGTCGACTGGTTAGGGCAACGATGCGGTAGCCACTGGGGAAGGCGATGGTGAAGGTCTTGATGTGCTTGTCCGGGTCCTCGTCTTCCCAGATGCCTTGCTCGATCTCGCCGGCCGCATAGTTGAAGGCGCGCGCCCACATGGCACAGGCCTGGATGTACTCAACCGTCATGTCCTGGTTGTAGCCCAGGTAATAGACGTTCATACCTCCCGCCCTGGTCGAGCTGGCGGCCACCAGCACGTTGTCGGCCGCTTCCGCCCAGGTCAGACCGATACGGCGCGACTTCTCGCCGACCTTGAGTGGGGCACGAATCCCGGCCCATCGCTGCTGGTAGCCCAGCAGCACAGCCGGCACGTCCACCACCGTACCCTGGGAAATGATGTCAGCGAGCGGGGAGCGCTCCGGCTCAGGCGTCTGCGCGGGCGCAAGCTTCACGATGCCATCCCCAGGATTTCCCGACGAATCTCGTCGCGCGCCTGGGCGCTCAAGCCGCCTTTGGTCGTGATCTTGTCGACCTTGGCTGCAGCTGCCTCGGCTCGGTCGCGGAACTCGGCCTTCCACTTGAGTTGCACGACAGACGCGCGGCCCAGCTCGGCCACGGCCTTCGCCACCTTGGGCAGGTCTAGCTTGCCCTCGGAGGCCATCAGCAGCTTGAACAGGTGATCCTGGACCAGGCGCATAAGCGCCTCGTTGACGGCGCCCTCATCGTCAGGGGCCGCCGTGACCACGGCCTTGGCTTGCTCGCTGGACTCTCGGAGCGCTGCCAGACGGTCTTCGAAACTCTGCCCATAGGCGTGCAGAGCTGACTTGCCGATTCTGTAGCCACGCGCCTCCAGCTCAGCAGAGAGCGTCTCGTAGCCAGAGAAGTTGGTGTCGACCAGGTACTGATCGAGCCACGCCTTCATCTCTGGCGGCAGCTGTTTCACCTTCGAACGGGGCGGCATGTCAGGCGCTCCCGTTGCCCCAGTATTTCTCGGGGCGAGCGATACCAGGGAAGCAGTCAATGGTGTATTCGGCGATGTCCACGCCGTAATGGGTCAGGCCGCAAATCCACTGGCCGCTGGGCTTCTTGTCCAACGTCACCAGGCTGCGGTCTTTCAGGTAGTCGAGTTCCTTGCGCAGCTCCAGCGGAGTAGCGTCCGGGTAGATGCCCTGGATGGTGGAGAGCACGACGGTTTCGTGCGGGTCCACGGGGCGCGAGGTGTTGAGGGTCAGCAGGATGAACCAGCGGAGGGATTCCCGGCGAGCCTTGGCGGGGTCAATCATTGCGCGCTCCTTTGAGCAGGATGTTTTCGAACTTGAGCGCCAAGCCGTCCAGCTTGGCCTCGATCACCGATTGCCCGCGTACCCAGTCCTCACGGCGGACGTACTCCATGGGCAGCTCGGCTTTGAAGTTGAGGAAGGCGCGCTCCAGCTGCTGCACGGCGGCCGCGTCCTTGTCCTGGCGCTCCAGGACCTTGGCGAAGTTCTTCTCCCAGTGCTCGCCAGCCTCGCGGCGCGCCTCGTCCTGGGCGGCGAACTTCTCGGATAGGCGCTTCTCGAACTGCCACAGCAGCAGCCGGACCAGGCCGACCACGATCCCGGCGAAGGTGGACAGCAGCGTGATTGCCCAGCCGATCATTTCGGTTGCCATCAATGGCCCTCCAGGACGTTGATCAGAGCGTCCAGCTGAGCGGCCGTGCCTTGGCACTGCTCGGCATAGCGGACGTGGTGGGCCAGGACGGCGCGCTGATCGACGCCTGAGGGGAGCTGCTCAGCGGGGTCGCCTGCGGTGGCCGGCGCAGCAGCTCCTGCGGGATCAACCGCGGCTGGCACTCGGGCTCCGGTTGCTTCGTCGTAGATTCGCACCCAGCCGCGAGTAAGCACGCAAGCAGGCACAGGCTTAGGCGGGGCATCGAGCGCGTCCCGGTATAGGTCGTTGACACGGGCAATCTCTCCAGAGAGTCGGTCGGTGGTGTTGCGGTACTGGCGTTTCTGCTCGGCTAGGTCGGCGGTGAGGCGGTCAGCTCGGGCGGCTTGTTCGGCCTCACGCTTCGCGCTGGCTTTGGCATCAGCCGCCGCCTGCTGGGCTCTGCGAGCTTCCGCCTCGGCGTACTTGCGCTGCTGCAGCTCCAGGGCGGCCTTTCCCTCGGCCTGCGCCGTGGCGTATCCCTGAGCCCGTGCGGTGTCCTGCATCGCCTGCAGGCGCAGCCCCAGGCAGTAGAACGCCACCCCAAAGAGCACCAGGACGGCGACTGGCGCGACCAGGCGCGAGAGGTTGAGGTTCAAGGCTTGATCCTCCCCGTCACCCGGAAGGGATAGGCCGGTTCGAACTCGGGGTTGAACAGCGAGCAGACCAGGCAGCAGGCACCGAACACCATTTCGGCAAGGTCCAGGGCGAACTCAGGCACACCATTGCGCGCCGCTACGCTCGGGCAATCGGTGTCCAGGGCGCCCAGGTAGACCGGTACGCAGCCGCAGAACAGGCCGTAGTGGGTGAAGGTGGTGCCCAGCTCGCTGGCTGGCACATGGTTGAAGAAGACGCTCACAGGTCGGCCTCGCACAGTTCGCGCTCGGCCGCACGTCGACGGACCAGGCCGCGAAGTTGCACGCCGCCAGCGCGGGTCCAGTTGGGAAGCTGCGCGCAGGCTTGGGCGATCCGGCCCGCCTGCAGCTCGCGCAGCATGGTTGAATGGGTGCCGCTCTTGAGCCAGACGAATCCGTCCTTCACGCCAGGACCACCGGGGCCGACGTTGTAGATGAAGGACAGGAAGGCGGCGATGGTCTTGGCCGGTAGCCGGTCGATGACGTCCTGGGGCACCCAGGCTCCGAACACCTGGGCGGCTTCCTCCAGGCCCTTGCGGGTCAGCGCGTCGCATTGGGCGGGCGTGGCCTGGTCGCCCAGCTTCACACCTCGGGTCCAGCCGTCGCAGATGGTCGGCTTGTCGACGGCATCGAGATAGGCCTTCAGCTCTCGACCTTCAAAGTGGCCGACTACGGGTGTAGCGATCAGCAGCGCGGCTCCCAGGGCCTTCGCCTTAATCCCCATTGCCGCCTCCCACCAGGGCCTTGAGCTTGGCCAGCTCGCGCTGGCCCACCTCGGGCGCCGATTTCTTGAAGTCGCTGATGCGATAGCTGGTTTCATCCCGGCGCGGTGCCGGCTGCGGACCTTCGGCTATCGAGCGGCGGCGGCCGCTGATGAACTGGCGGTAGGCCTGGATATGCGCCCAGCCGGTTCGAACGTGCTCTTCCACCAGGTCGCGCCAGTGGGATGGGCAGCGCTCCATCAGGCTGCGGCGCCGCTCCAGGCTCGACTCGGCCAGGACCTGCGCGGCGTACTCGCGCGGGCTGCAGGGGGCGTGATGTTTCGGGAGAGTGTCCATGCCGCCATGGTGCTGACTTGGCGACGTCGGATTTAGAGGAAGGGGTTCAGCAGAAAGTCAAAGCCCCGCGAGGGCGGGGCTTAGTCGAAGAGTTTGCCGGTAGGGACCGACGGCTCGGGAAGGTACTGCTTGAGGATGATCCAGATACGACGGTCGCTGAGCTTATAAGTTCGCGCCAGTTCCGCCACGACCGTCCTGGTGCTGACACCCTCGCGCACGGCTTGGTCGAATTGTCGGTGTATTTCCAGGTCGCGGAGCCTGCGAAGCGCCACATCACAGCGGGCAACATAGAACGAGTTGCCCGCAAAGCGTGCGGTAAGTCGCTCCGCTGCTTCGTCACCAACGATGTCGGCCAGCGCCGCCACCTTGATTACTCCATTACGGTTAGAGCCCTTCGCAAAGTCCCAGGTTGTGCCGCCCAGTTCATTGACCAGGCGCAGGGCGGCAGACATCCCGACCACCTGGGCAATCTCCAGCACCTGGGCTGGCAACTGTTCGCGCACCTGCTCCAGGTTCATACCGGCCGCCCGTTGCGCTTGGCGTCATAGGCCAGGGCCGCGACCAGCTTGCCCAGCTGTTTGCAGTCCATCCACTCGATCTGGTCGACCTTGCAGATGCGCTTACCCATCGCCTCGGCATAGCTCCAGGGGCGATTGGCCTCGGCCAGGAACGCCTCGATCTTGTTGACCAGGCGCTGACGATCATCAGCTACCTGCGGGGCCGGGCGGTCTGCCGGCTTGCCGGTGGACTGCCAGCCCAGGCGCTCCAGCTCGGCCAGCACTCGGCCGATCTGGCGCGGGGTCAGCTTGGTGGACGACGACACACCGGCCACGCGCTCCAGGAGCGCGCGGTAGGTGTCGTCTTCCATACCCAGCTGGCGGCGGGCGATCTGGATCAGTTGGCGGCCTTTGCTGCTCATACCAGGTTCCTCGGCTCGATGGAGTGGCGGAACTTCGCGGGGCTGCGGCGGGCCATGTTGCCCAGGAGGCGAAGCCCAGGGTGATCGCCTCGGCCTCATCGTCGAAGCCACCCACCAGGCGTACCGCCTCGATGTCGGCCCGAGTGCCGGCGTAGGCCTCAAGCTTGATCTTTTCGGCGCCCAGGGCTGCCTTACGGGCCTTGCGATTGGCGCGCAGCCGGCGCTGGCGGATGGCGTCCTGCCGGCGAACCTTGTCAGTGCGTGGCTTGGCCATGTTCACCTCAAGTCAGGGCCAGCGGGGCGGAGCCGCCGACACCGTAGTTGAGCTGCACGTCGTCAGCTGCGTCGATGCCTCTGCCTGCATCGCGCATGTCGCGCTGACTCAGGTTGCCGCTCTTGCTGTTCCGGTCGATGGGCTGACTCTCCACCGTTCTCGGGTAGTGCTTGAGCATGTAGGCCCCGGTTGCTTCGGACGGCTTGGCATTTCCGGCGAACTGGTTGACCTGTTTGCGTACGGCCCACACCCAGCCTTCGCAGAACATGTCGGCGCGCTTGGTCTTGTTCGCCGGCTTGCAGCGCTTCAGCTCGCTGGCAATGTAGTCGCGACGGGCTTTGCGCACCTGGCGCAGGAGGATGGTCATCGTGTAGCCGGCCACCTCGGCCATCTCGCCGATGAACCGCCACTGACCTGCAAACGAGATGAACAGCATCTGGCAGGAGTAAGCCTGCGCCACCGTGTGAGCTAGCGATGCCTCCCACTGGGCCGGGGTCATCTTGGAGCCACTGGCCGCGCTGTGCTCGCAGACCTCAGAGAGCGCGACATCAGCCTCTCCGAGGCCGAACTTCTCCATCATCGCGCGAGCCTGGCGCATCGCGGCGGCCGCTTCGTGCGGGTTGCTGCTCCCGGCCAGGCGCAGCAGTTTCTTGATCTTGTCTAAAGCCTTGCTGTGATCCATGTATTCCTCGGCTGCTCGTCAGTACCCAGCCACCACGCTGGGCAGACCGCTCCGGCCAGGCCGGGGCGGTTTCACTTAGTGGATGGTGGGTTTCCCCTCGGTTGATGGCGCCTGCTCCTGAGCCTCCGCACGGGCGGCCTTGCACTTGTCGCACTGGCAAGTCCCTTTCTCTGCCGCACTCTTGGTGGCCTTTGGCACGATGTCTTTGGCGACATACAGAAGGGCCAAGGCGGTGATTGCGGCCGGGCCGTCCTTTTTGCCCGTGCCATCCAGGATGATGCTCAGCCCGTTGCTTTCCTCAGTGATGGTGATGGTGAACTTGCTCATGAATCCCCCTAGCGCAGGCAATGAAAGGTGATGTGATAGTCGCGGGCGATCTGCCGCACCCGCTTGGGATGAAGGCGCAGGTCATGGGCCGCCATCTGCGGCGTCCATCCGCGCTTGGCCATCGCCTCGATCCGTGCGGCCATCGGCGGCAAGAGCGGGCTGGGCGACGGTGCTGGCTCGTCGTCGAAGGCGTCGACAGGCGCGGCCTCCGGCTGGAGTACTTCCTCCAGCTCGACCGGCTCGACTGCAGCGACTTCTTCGACCTGGAGCGTTGGCATTGGCGGCACCTGGTCCATGCCCAGGGCCTGACGCGCCAGGCGTGCCTCGACGCGGCAGAGCGCCCGGTAGATCAGCTGTGCGGCACGCTCGTGCATGTCAGTGCCCCTCCGCAGTGATCCGCCAGCGGCTGTCGCGGCTGCCTTCGCGCACGTCTTCGATGCACTCGACTCGCAGGGCGGCGTCAGGGAAAAGCTTGTGGCCCAGGCGCTTGGCGCATTGCTCGCGGCTCCAGCTGCAGCTGGCCGACTTGCCCTTGCTGGTGGCGGTGTAGCCGTCGCCAGCGCGGCGCATGTTGAACTCGATGGAGTCGCTCATGACCTGGCCTCCCGCATTTCCCGGAGGCTTCCAGGACCTTTGCCACGGGGTCCAGGTACTCGCCAGTGATGGCAACCACTACCAGCTCGTTGCCGTTGTCCAGCGTCAGGTGCATGACGTCGAAGGCGTCGGCATCGAGCTGCTCGGCCTCGTCGATCATCTGGCGGACGCTCTTGTCCAGGTTCATGTCGTCGAGCAGAGGTGCTTGCCCCATGTCACACCCCCAGTGCCCGGACACCGGGCGCATCGTGAGTGGACAGATCGCGGATGTAGCGGGCGATGGCGCCGAGGTTGGCGCGCGGCTCTGCACCAGCACGGACGCCAGGGACGCGCCAGGCCAGCCCCGCAATGGGGTCGGCACTGAGGTCGATCACGCGGCGCAGCTCGGCCGAGTCGCCCACGGCGAGTGCGAAGTAGCCATCACCAGGGTGCTCGTCGTGCAGCTCGATCAGGCCGTCAATGCGGCACACGGCATAGGTCTTGACCATGGTTACACCCCCGCCAGATCAAGGCTGATGGGGCGGAACTGGTCGCTGTCGCCGATCCGCTCATAGAGGCGGATGTAGGACTTTGAGCCGATAACCTGGCACGCCTCGCCGATGGCCTGCATCGCCCGCTGCCAGCGCTCGTCCTCAATGGCCAGGCGGCGTAGGGCGAGCACACGAGCGGTTCGGATTTCGCCCTTGGTGTCCGTGCGGAATGCGTCGTTGACCAGCGTGACGACCTCCGGGCGGGCGCCCTCGGTCCACTCCTGCAGGCATTCATCGATCAGAGCGCGCGCCGCCTGCAGGCGCTCGTCAAAGGCAATGCTTTCCTGAATGGCGCGGACGATCTTGTACCGGCCATCAAACGACATCAGCGTGACATTGCCTTTCTTCCCGCCCAGCTTGACCTGGTACTGCTCGGCGGACAGGTCAATGAATGCCTCGATATCGCCAAAGGCTGCGGCCTTGAAGCGCTGCAGGGTGTCCTGGACTGCCAGCCCTTGCTGCACCAGGTCGACGACCAGGGCGTCACGGGTCTTGTCGATAGGTTGATCATGTCTTCGTGCACCAGGCGGCGCTGAGCATCGAAGCGGAAGCCCTCAGGAATTGCGATTTGGTTCATGTGGTTACTCCTGCGGATCAGTGGAAAATGAGGTCGATGGGGGACGGGCTGGCGAAGTCGCGGTAACTGATCGGCTCTGACCAGGTGACTTCCACGCCCTGGAACAGCGCGCTGTAACGGGTGCTCCCCGCAGAGGCGTGGCGCTGATAGCCGCAGACCTTCTGCAAACCAAGCAGGCGGCGGCCGTCCTCGGGGCTGATGTCCAGGCGGTAGGCCACGGGGTCGATGGAGTGCATACGGATACCCAAGCGCTGCAGCTCCCGCGCTGCGTCGTTGAAGGTTTTCAGGCGCTCAGCCAGGCGCGGGGTCAGGACTTTCAGGACAGCGTTAGTGCTGGGTTGCATGGCTCGCCTCCAGGGCTTGGGTGCAGTTGGGGTTGTTGGTGCAGTGCTGGCAGGCCTTCCACTGCTGCATCGCCTGCGGGTTGTGCGTCGGCGCCTTCTTTTCGCGGTAGCTTTGGCACTCGATCAGGCTGATGGGCTCGCCCTGGGCTGGGCAGTCCAGCCCGCCCAGGGCGGCCACCACACGACGCTCCACGGCCGAGGTGCTCGGCGATGGGTAGCGGTTGGAGAGCACCAGGCTGACGGCCGAGCGACTCATGCCGATGCGCTCACCGGCACGGGTGCGGTTGGTCTGCTCGACCTCGGCGGCCAGCAGGCAGACCCACTGCGGGGGCTGCTCGCCCCAAGCGGACAGATCGACGCGGGCATTCATGCGCGCACCTCACGCACCAGGGCGCTGAACGCATCTAGAGCCTCCAGACCAGCCGAGGCGCGCTCACTGTCGCTTGCCTTGAATTGCCCGATCATGCAGTTGGCCAGCATCTCGACCGGCTTGGCGGCTGCGCACAGGTCCGCCAGCAGCTTCTCCAGGCGGGCCTTTTCGAGTCGCAGACCGGACAGCTCGGGGCTGTCCGGTACGTCTTTGCTCCACACCACCTGGTCCAGGTTCGGGTCGTAAACCTGTTCGAAGGTGCTGCGCTGATAGACCGGATGCTGCGGGCCGGTATAGCGCTGGCGCACCAGATGGTAGCGGGCAGGCTTGCCTGGGGTCCCATCGGTGCGAGTGACGTAGCCAGCGAGGGTCAGGCCTTGCAGGTAGGTGCGTGCTGCCAGCTCGGTCATGGTCACGCCGTTGACGCTGGCGTGCTCTGCGGCCTCGGCTGCGCTCATCTCGCCCAGGATGCGCAGGGTGCGCCAGATGTTCTCAACTGCAGACGGCGGCACGCGCTCGCCGCGCTTGTTCACGCGGGGAGCCTCGGCGCCTTCATCTATTAGCAGCTTCCAGCGGGCATCACGCTGCACCAGGACCTCAACGCGCTCGACGATGCCGGCCTTCTGCAGGTCGCGCAGGTAGCTGCTCACGGCCTGGTCTTCCTGGTTGGACAGGCGCGACACGTTGTAGGTGGTCAGGCCCTTCGGATCGCGGGACAGCGAACGGATGGCTTCCCACATGTGTTGGCGCGGGCTCTTACCGCCACTCATGGTGAGGTGAATGGGCTTACGCATTGCGCACCTCCGCTTCACGGAACCGAGAAGGCGACCAGTCGCAGGACTCATCAGCCGGGATGTGGCCGAACATGCTGGTGCAGCGGCGGCAGTGAATGCAGTCGCCACAGGTCTTCCCTTCGGGCAGGCTCATGTCATCGGCGCCACGCGGTAGAGGCTCACGGTTTTCCATGCTCAAGCCCTCCGCGCCGGGGCTTCGCCAGTGAACCACTCGCGATTTCCCCAGGTGGCCAGGTCAATCTTGTCGGTACCAATGGCTTGGGCCTCGGTGTGGACGCGGTAAAGGTTCACGGCGACGCGACGCAGGCACCCCTTTGTCTTGCTGCGCAGGTCTTCAAGCAGTTCATCGGCAATGGTGAGGTGGGGGTAGGTAGCGTCCACCAGGTCGCGCAAGTCGTCAGCGGTGGCCGGCTGTACCGGAACCCACTCCAGGACGCGGTTGTGCAGGCGTTCCAACTTGGCCAGGCTGGTCGGCACACGCTCTTCCCCGATCAGCACGATGGTTCCCTGGCTGGCGTTGAAAATGTCGGTGATGACGTTCGCGGCAGCCTTGTCCAGCAGGTACTGGGCATCGTCGATCAGCAGCGGGCGGTTGCTGCGGCTGAGCTGCTCGGCGATCTGGTCGACCATCTCGGACAAGGTGCTGGCCGGAGTGATGCCCATGTCGCGCAGGACCGCCTGCAGGAAGGCCTTCCGAGTCCAGGTCTCACGGCACTCGACGTAATAGGCGCGGTGCTTGGTGGCGGCGAACGCTGCCGCGAAGGACTTCCCGTAGCCGGTCTTGCCGTAAGCAACCACCAGCCCCGGCAGGCCTACAGGGCGGCGCATGGCACGGTCGATAGCGTTGGCGAGAAGGCCGACGTTGGTCAGCGGAACGATTTTCTTGGCATTCATGGTTGTTGCTCCTGTGGTCAAGCGCGGGCCAGGCCGGCCTCGGCAAAGTCGTACATGTCCTGGGTGGACTTGAATTCATCGGTGCGGGGGTAGTCGCCATGCCAGCGATGGGCCTCTGGCTCCATCTGCTCGCCAGCGGTGATGCGGCGGTCCACGCGCTTCCACAGGCGGTAACGCGCCATGGAGTCGGTCGGAATCTCAAAGGTGTTGGAGGGGGCTGCCAGCGCGGCGGCATAGCGGCGGGCTTCCTCAAGCGCAGCCGGTTCCAAGTCGGCGCTCGGCGCTTTGGTGGTGGCCACCAGCTCAACACGCTGACCAGTGAGGTTCTCCAGCTTGTCGATACCGCGCTTGAGCTGGCCTTGTGCTCGACGCTCACGGCCCTTCTCGATGCGGTTCATCGGCATGTAATCGCTGGCATTGCCGTCTAGTAGCGCTTCGCCGATCAGCTCGCCGTCCATCGTGCGAACCCATACCCGGCTGGCATCGCGGACGTCGTAGGCAATCCGCACGTCTTCGCCGTGGATGTCGCGCAGATCATTGAGGAAGTAGCGGTTGCCATCCCAAGTGACCTCGCCGCGCAGAGTGCGGCGCACCACCTGGGGACGCATCAGATCGCTGACCAGCTCGGGGGGCGCAAGCATCGGCTCCCAGCCTGTACCGCGTGCGGCTTCCCAGGCTTCATTGGGGCTCATGTGGCGCATACGTCCGGTCTGCGGGTCGCGCATCTTCGCCAGCGCACGGTGCGGGCGGTTGTTGTACTCCTCGACTTCGACTTCGGCCGCAGCCATGAACTCGTTGTGCGTTGGGATCAGGCGGGTGCGGCCATGGTCGCGCAGCTGCTGACGGCTGATGCGGTGCACCTTGGTGCCTGCGTGCTTGTCCATGTCTGCGCCGATGTAGCTGGTCAGCTTCTTGGCTGCGGCCACCCAGATGGACTGGTGAGCCCGCTCGATAAGGCCGCGAGCCTGGCTGTTGTAGGGCAGTGCGTGGACCATCTCACCCCCCAGGCGGTCCACAACCTCGCGCACCGCGTCATTGGCGAAACCGCTGCCGTTGTCCACGTAGAACAGTGCAAACATGCCGCCACGCTGGATGGCATCACGCAGGGAATACATCACGTCGATGCTGTTTTCAGACTCGCCGATGGCCACGCCCAGCACGCGGCGGGTGGCCACATCGAGCGTGGCGGTGATCTCCGGGCGGTAGGGCTTGCCGGTGATTGGATTGATCACCTCGGCGTCGAACTTGTGGCCGTCTGCCGTGTACACGTCGCCGGGCAATAGGTTCTTCGTGGTACGGCGGCGGAACGGCTGGAGGGCCTTGAGTTCTTGAGGGCTGTAGCGGCCGCGCTCGCGCGCTTCCGGACTCAGCTTTTCAAGGAAGCGCCGCACCTGGTGAATACTCGGTCGGTCGCCCTGGTACTTCTTGGTGAACTCGTCATAGGCGCGTTCCACCGCAGGCTTGGTGGGCCGCTGGTAGCAGCGCAGGAAGTCTGGCGCCCAGGTCGGGATTCCCATGTCCGCCTTGCGCCGAGCAGGGGCTAAGCCTGCTTCGCCGTCACGGCGGTAGTCTGCCAGCCAGCGCTTGAGGGTGCGCTCGGACAACGAGCGGTCGGCGGTCTTGCGGTCGTTGGCGCGCTCGACGCGAGCCGCCAGGTACGGGCTAAGCAGGCTATCGCGAGCCAGGCCGACCAGGGTCATGATCGCCCGCTGCTGGCTGACCGCCTGGCTCATGCGCTCGATCTCCCGCACAAACGACAGGCGCGCGATCATCACACCACGCTGATCGTCAGTCAGGCGTGACGCTGAAATTTCGTCACGCAATACGATATCTTGTCCTCCGGACGGAGCGACTTCCGGTTTCTCGACGTTGACAGAGGTGGCCAGCAGGGCAGCCTGGGTCTCCGATGGCAACACGGAGAAGCTGTATTCCTGAGCGCCGCCGCGCCCCAGGCGGAGCTGAGCCTCCCATCCCTCGCGCTTGGCTCGCAGGCTGATTCCTTGCACAGTGCCCGGAAGCCCCGGCAGGCCAGCAAGCTCTTTGGCAGTGAACCACTTACGCATGGTCGCCCCCCTTTGCACTACGCCGCTGGGTGACGCGCTCACAGGAGGAGAGAATCGATGCCGTTAAGTAAGTACGCACAACAAGCCGGCGTATTGGCGCAGGAAGCCACTGCCTTACTGGATGAAGAACAAGCAGAAGCCGTTCGCGCAGTGTTAGCGGGCGAGCCTTATGAACAGTGGTTTGCTTGGAAGACAGAGCAAGCCAATATGATCTCTGGGTTCGTGCTGGCGACGCCCGCAGAGCGCAAGAAGAAGTATCAGATGCATCCCGACTACCCGCTGATTGTGTATGCAGCGTATGAGGAACTCTGGAACGCTCAGGCATTGCTACGCCTTCTATCTGAGCATCGAGTTGAGCCGGGCCTTGGCTACCGATCAGTCGCTTATGAAGCCGCTCAAGTTGTCCAAGGCGTCTTAGCTCTGCCAATTCCTCCATGGCCTTTCCGCTCAAAACCGGCATGGCCTGAACTTCAGGAGACGCTAGAGGAAGCTCAAGACCGAGAGCTTCTGCAGCAGGTAAGACTTTCGACGCTTGCTGAATCAATGCGCCCGAAGGATCAGTAAAGCGAGGGCGTGCATCTGCATCGCGCTCGGCGATCAAAGCGATGCCGAGGTTCAGTGCTGCAGTGCGCAGCCATTCGCGGGCGTCGGTCCATGCGCCTGTTTCTACTGCAGTGCTTTCAGCCTCTACGCACTTGTAGAACTCGGTTGCATGGCGCAGATCGTCTAGTAGGGCCTGATGAATACGGGTCATGGGCGACCTCCCAGCAGGCGCCCACGCCGGGCCAGTTCGTAGTCACTAATGGTCGCCGCGCCGCAATCATCTGCGCCAGACAAGCCGACCCATTCAGGGTTGAACAGATGGTTCACCGCAGGGCGCCCTTTGCCTTGAGCAGGAGTACGCCCCTCGAAGCGGGCACGATATTCACCTGTGCCAAAGTCCTCGCGAATCACCAGCCAAGTACCTGGCTTCAAATGCGACGGTCTCATGCTGCACCTCCGATCTGACGGCGCAGGGCACGTGCCTGGCGTGTAGCTTCTTCTTTGATGCTCTCCACTCGGCCCAACTCAGCTAGCAAGGCATCTCGGCCCCAGCTAACCCGACCACCACGAACGGTGACGATCAGGTCAGTCAATTGATGGCTGCCGCAGACTTGCTCCAGGAGGGCTGCGCGATAGAAAGGCAGGTTGTGATCGACGCGGGCAGTCGAGGACCAGGCGTCGAGCATCGCCTTACTGATGTCTTCGCCCGAGAGGCGGGACATCTGCGCGGCAACGTCAATGCGTTCAAGCCCGGTTCCCTTTGCCCCGGTCAGCATCTCGCTGACGATCTCGCTTACCTGGACGCGAAAGTCACAGGCGCTAACCAACTGGGGCTGCGGCACATCGAAGTCGATGTTTATGGTGCGGTCGTCTTTTCCGTGACGCATGTTTATGCCTCCGTGCCTGTTTTACGGTGCCCAAGGACATAAGCTGGGTTATGCTTTTGAGTACGTACGGGCATAACTTCTGAGCGTTTGGGGCGCATGCGATTAGGGTTGCCGTTGGCATCCCAGCGCTCCGGCCAGAGTTCCTGGACGTCAAGGCTCAGCGCCTTGGCGATAGCCCGCTCCATGCGCGGGTAGGCAGTACGCTTCACGTTCTTCACGGCAGGGCCGGAAACGTGCAGATCGCGTGCGAGCTTCGCCAGCGACGTGCCCTTGGCCCGTAGCTGGAACTTGATCCACTCCCAGCGCAGACCTGGGTCAGATGGGATTTCCGCTGTGTTCATGTCGTTGATCCATAGACCGCCTGGCGGGGTGGTCTTGAGGTGATGTTTAACGTGTCCAACGGCATAAACATATCGCTATAGAAGTTGAAACTCAAGCGCTATAGCGCTCTTTCAAGTTCTAAAGCGAGTAGCGGCGATTCCTATAGAGAAAACACGTTTAAAATCAAAGGGTTGCTAAAGTTGAAACTTGAAAGTCAAGACGCTACGCAGCTTTCAGGTTCGGGCGGCGAACCTGAAAGCGACAAAGCTTTCATCGAGAGGCTTCGTGAAATTGCTTCTATAGCGGGTAGCGTGAGTGCTTTAGCGAAGGCTGCGGGTATCTCCCAGGGCGGGCTGCAGCGCTACTTGAAAGGTGGTGAGCCAACGCGGCCAGTACTCATCAGCTTGGCAAAATGCACTGGCGTTAGCTTGGCTTGGCTCATAACGGGAGAGGGCGAGAAGCTCCCTCGGCAATTGGCTGAACAGGAGGGCAATGAGGACATCTACGCCTACGTCCCTCTCTACGACGCGCGCTGCAGCGCCGGGAATGGCGCCTGGAACGAGCGAGCCCGAGTGCTTACCAGCCTGGCGTTTACGCGCTATTCGCTGCGCAAGAAGGGACTCAACCCTGCGAATTTGGCGTGCCTAAGAAATGATGGCGATTCGATGCTCGGTCTAATCGAGGACGACGACACTGTCATGATCGACCTAGGCCGCGATTGCCTTGAGGGTGAAGGTGTCTATGTCATCCTTCTTGATGACCACCTTTACGCTAAACGACTGCAACGTCAGTTTGATGGGGCTATCCATATCATCAGTGAGAACAAGGCGTACCCGATGATGACCGTTCCGAGGGCTAGCATGAGTCAGCTGCAAATCATCGGGCGGGTAGTGTGGGCTGGAGGCTGGCTTATCTAAGCGGCCCGCTCATGGGCTCGCGGTGCGATGCCAAAGGCTTTGCAAAATCCAGGGTCCTGGGCCCTTATCGACCCGTTTCGACCTTGCATTCCTTTGGCACCACCTATCTACCTACAAGCCGCGTCATTCGGGCTTATCCGGCTTCATCCTGACTCTTCCGGCTTCACCCCACCAGTGCCAACCCCATGACCTCCTCACACTAATACGGAGCTGCTTTCTGTAAGAGCGAGCTTGCTCGCGAATTTGCCCCGCTGCGGGGCCGTTCGCGAGCAAGCTCGCTCCTACAGGGGATGCCGCGGGGCCGTCGCGCAAAGGAAAACGGGGCTCAGATCAGCCCCGTTTCCTCGTCGTCGTTGATCAGCCGCGTCAGCCCGCCCAGGGCTTCCCGCGCCTGGGTCCGGTTGAGCAGTTTCGAGCGCGCCGCCGGCGGCAGGTCGGTGATGCGGATCACGCCCTTGGTGATCAGCACCGAGATCAGGTCTTCCAGTACCCGGATCATGTCCAGATCGCTCTGCTTGAGCTGCAGCAGGCTGCTTTCGGCCGCCCAGGCCTGGATGTCCGGATGGTCCGCCGGCAGCGTGCCGGTGGCGCCTTCGAATTCGGCGTCCTCGACGCGCGCCACTTTTCCCTCGGCGTTGCGCTGGATGTACAGCATCGACCCGTCCCCATTTATCGTGATGTGAAGGAGCGACAGCGGAACCACCCCGAAGGGTGGCCCCGCTGTCGCCGTGTCAGAGCCTGACCGTTTGGCAGCCTTGCGGCAACCGCGGATCAGTGATGCTCAGTCTTGACCACCGGGTCGGAACCCGCCACCAGCTTGTTGACGATCTCGGTGGAGGTCGAGCCGTAGGCGGAGAGGTCGACGCCGCTCAGCTTGATGGTGACGTCCGCGGCACCGCCATTGTTGATCTGCCCGGTGGTGCTCACCTGCAGGGTCGAGGTCGTGGTGTCCACCTTCAGGTAGCTGAGGATGTCGTTGTGCGCGGCATCGGGCAGCAGGTCGCTAAGGTCGATGCGGTCACCCTCGCTGGCCTTGAAGTCGGTGATGGTCGCACTGCCGGTATCCCCCGCACGCCACAGGAAGGTATCGGCACCCGAGCCGCCGGTGAGGGTATCGCTGCCCTTGCCGCCGATCAGGATGTCGTCACCCGCGCCGCCGTTGAGGATGTCGTTGCCCTCGTTGCCCACCAGCAGGTCGTTGCCGGCATCACCGTTGAGGGTGTCGTTGCCTGCGCCGCCATACAGCGAGTCATTGCCGTTGCCACCGTTGAGGGTGTCGTTGCCGGTACCGCCGTAGATGATGTCGTGGCCGTTGCCGCCGCTGAGGGTGTCGCTGCCATCCAGGCCGTGCAGCAGGTCGTTGTTGTTGCTGGCCGTGGTGCTGGTGGTGGTGGCGACGGTGACGGAGAGGGTGCCGCTGGTGCTGGCAGTGCTGCCGTCGGACTCGGTGGCGATGGCGGTGACGTTCAGGTTCAGCGTGCCGGTGTAGTTCACCGCGGTGAGCAGCTGCAGGTCGTGCAGTTGCGCCTCGGTGAAGGTCCAGGTGTCGGCGCCGGTCTTGGTCCCCGCCGTGAATGCTGCATCGGTCGGCACACCGCTGATCTTCACGCTCAGGCTCTCGGAGCCATCGGTGTCGGTCAGGCCGGTGGTCAGGGCGATGTCGACGGCCGAGCCGTAGGTCTTGCCGCCGAAGGTCACGGTGGTGTTGCTGATGGCCAGGCTGGAGTCCTTGCCATTGTCACCACCGTTGAGCACCAGCCAGTCGAAGTGGTAGTTGCCGCTCTGGGTCGCGGTGAAGCTCTGGATGCCGTTGCCGTTCACGCTGGCGCCCAGCTGTTCCGAGGAGGTCACCTGGATGACCTGCCTGGCGCCGGTGGGGTCAGTGACGACCAGGGCAACGATGTCGTTGAAGCCGTCCTGGATTTCGCTGACGGCGTTCTCGCCGTTGGTGAAGGCCCAGGTGAAGTTGATCTTGCTGCCAGCGGTGAGGCTGTAGTCCGAGCTGGTCAGAGCGCCGTCGATCACCGTGACGTTGCCCGGATCGTTCAGCGCGCCCTTGGGCGGGTCGATGGCGTTGAGGGCGTTGTTGGACAGGCCGGTTTCCTGCTCCAGCACGGCGCGGGTGACTTCCTGGGTGGTGCTGATGGTTACCGCACCCGGGTTGAGCTGGAAGATGCTGCCGCTGATCAGCTGCGGTGCATCGGCCACCGGGCTGACACTGACCGCGACGGTGCTGGTGGCGGTGCCGCCATGGCCGTCACTGACGGTGTAGCTGATGGTGTCGTTGCCGCTGAAGTTGGTCTTGGGCGTGTAGCTGAGAGTACCGTCGGTGTTGATCACTACGCTGCCGTTGCTGGCGCTGGCGGCGCTGACGGTGAGTTTGTCGCCGTCCACGTCGGTGTCATTGGCCAGTACGTCGATCTTGACCGACGTGTCTTCCTTGGTGGTGGCGGTGTCGGCCACCAGGGTTGGCGCGTCGTTCACCGCGGTGACGCCCACGGTGACGGTCGCGGTGCTGGTGCCGCCGTGGCCGTCGCTGATGGTGTAGGTGAAGCTGCCGGTACCGTTGAAGTCCTTGTTCGGCGTGAACACGACGTTGCCGCCGTCCAGCTTGACGGTGCCGTTCACCGCGCCCTGGACGCTGAGGATCGACAGGCTATCGCCGTCTACATCACTGTCGTTACCCAGCAGGGTTTTCGGCGCGATGGTCAGCGGGGTGTCTTCATTGGTCACCAACTCGCCCACGGCGTGGGTCAGCGCGGTGCCGCCGACGGTTGCGTAGGTACCGCCCTGCGGACGCATCTCGACCTGCAGTTGGGCCTGGCCGCCTTGATCCCAGTAGACGATCTCGATGCTGTGGTTACCGCTCTGGGCGATGGTGAACACCGCCGATTCGCGGCCTGTCGGGCTCTGGTTCGCGTCGTAGCGGAAGACTTCCACGCCGTCGATCTTGATGCTGAAGCCATCGTCGGCGTTGACCCGCAGCTGGTAGTTGCCGGCGTTGAGGTTGATTGCGCCGGTCAGCTGGATGATCGCGTCGGAGGTGTTCGCCGGGTCGGTGTTCAGCGAACCGGCGTCATTGCCCAGGAATTTCTGCAGGTTGCCGTCGCCGCCCAGGTCGCCGCCGCTGAGGTTGTAGCTCAGCGAAGTGGCGGTAAAGGTCGCGGCGGCGGCCTTGCCGGCGATAAAGGCTGCTACCTGGTTGAGGCTGGTGAGGTTGGCGCCATCGGTGCCTTCGCGGTAGCCCCAGTAGTTGCCTTGCAGACCGCTGAGGGTGAAGTTGTCGTTCACGGCCACCGGATTGTCGTTCACCGGGGTGACGTTGAGGGTGATCTTGTTCGGCGTAGCGTCGAAGGCGCCGTTGCTGTCCTTCACCGAGAAGGTGAAGTTGGCGTAGTTGTTGCCGTTGGCGTTGGCTGCCGGGGTGAAGACCAGCTTGCCGAGGTCGGCGGCGTCGATCACCTGGCCGGCAGTCACGGCAGTGCCGTTGAGCTTCAGGCTGCCGTTGGTGGGCAGGCTGTCGATGCGCACGGCGCTGAGGGCATCGTTGTGGTCGACGTCGCTGAAGCCGAAGTCGGTCGCGCTGAAGCTGCGGCTGCTGTCTTCGTCGAGGGTGATGGTCTTGTCGGCGCCGTTGGGCGCGTCGTTGGCGCCATTGACGGTGATGGTCACGGTGGCCGGTGCGCTGACCGCGCCCTCGGCGTCCTTCGCCGTGTAGGTGAAGGTCACCTGGCGGCTCTCCCCCGGAGCGAGAGAGTCGAAGTCGGTACCGGGGTTGAACACGTAGCTGCCGTTGGCGTTGAAGGTCAGGCTGCCGTTGCCGCTGCCCACCCCTTGTACCAGCGCGTAGCCATTGGGGTTGACCGAGCTGTCGATATCGGTCGCCACCGGTACCTGGCTGCTGAGGGTGGTGTTCTCGCCGGTGGATTTGGTGTCGTTCTTGGCTTCGGGGGCATCGTTGACCGGGGTGACGTTGACGTTCACCACGGAGTC